GCGCTGGCCGAAAAGGGCATCCACACCATGAAGAGCAACACGATGTATTACCTGGGCATCCGCATCCGGCGCGAGGTGTGGCAAGGCTACGGCGAACAGAGGACAGAAGACAGATGGCAGATGACAGTTTGAAGACAGGCGCTTCGCGCGGCAAAGAGACGGAGGGCGAGAGTCTGTCCTCTGACCTCCGTCCTCTGTCCTCTGTCGGCGATGTCTTGCGCCATCTCCAGGATGAGGCCGGGCGGCAGGTCAAAAAAACCAAGCTCTATGAGGACATCAAGCGCGGCCTGTTGCGCAAGGAGGGCGGCACCTTTCGCCGGCGTGATGTCGAGCGCTATGCCGCCAGCCTGCCGCGGGCCACGACGCCGGATGGCCGGGTGGCGGCGGCGGAAGCGATGCAGCGCCGCGCCGAGGAGGCGGACGTCCGCATCAAAGAGGCCCGCGCCGGGCGTGAGGAAAAGCGCAATGCCATCCTCGACGGCCAGTACGTCGCCCGCGAGGATGTTGACCAAGAACTGGCCGCCCGCGCCGTAACCCTGAATACGGCGTTGAAATCGAAAATCGAGGCCTCGTCACTCGACGTCGTCGCCAAAGTCGGCGGCGAACCAAAGCGGGCGATGACCTTGGTGCGCGAGATGGAAACGCTGATCGACGCCGCCTGCAACGAGTACGCGCAGCCGCTGGAAATCGACGTGCATTTGTACAGCGAGGACGGCGAGGATGAAAACGGCGAGGGCGCCGATGAATAAACCGGATGGGGAAATAATAACTAAACTACAGGATCAACCATGAGAGAGATCGGGCAGCGCGTCGGCGCAATTAGCCATACTATCGAAGAGACAGTTTATTTGTTTGGATTTGGCGTCTATGAGGGTGACCACGTTCCGCCGGATGGAATCGGTTTCGGATTTCCTAATCCGCGAATAAAACTGGACAACGGCAAAACCGTCTATGGGTGCGAATGCTGGTGGGGAAGTGAGGAAAAAATAAAATTTATAATTGGCGAAAGGAAGGTAATTGATGTGGATATGGACCAGGCGCGGAAAGATGCCAGCCGCGCAGAGGTAAAACTATGATCACCATCACCCCCGAAGAACGCGCCGAGTGGCGTGCTATGTGTACACCGCCGAGCTTTGATTTTGAGTACAAAATATTGCGGTTGCTTGACGCCCTCGAAGAAGCCGAAGCCGAGCGGAATGTGCTGGCGGCCCGCCTCGCGCAAGATGATGTGCCCTGCGAGGAATGGGGCGAACCTTGCCCGATACATACTTCGCCCGGTGGAAACCATGACTGTATCAGGCCAGCGCAAGAGTGCTGGTTATTTTTGGCAAGGAGTAAGGTGTCGGCATGAAAGAATACTCAATAATTTTCTCCGGCTTGCTGATTCCCGCCGTCCTCGATTTTCGCAAAACCATGACGCGGCGCGTGATCAAGCCGCAGCCGAGGCCTCCCAACGGTATTTGTCGAATCGTTCCTCATAGTTTAGAGGCCGGTGGTTTCGGTTTTTTTGACGAAAACCGTGATTATCGCTGCCCCTACGGGGAACCCGGCGACCGTCTGTATGTAAAAGAAAGGTGGCGCTATTACGACTGGACAGAGGACGGCGACCCGTGGATTGAATACGCTGACGGGACAACAAAATTATGCGCCGCCATTGACGATGAATGGCGCGAAAAGACCAATAATATTTGGGCCGACCTATCGGACAGCGAAAACATGTTGATCAATGGCCGCGCCGCTGATCAAAAGTGGCGTTCTCCCCGCTTTATGCCGAAATGGGCCGCGCGGATATGGTTAGAAAACACCGGTGTATGCGGCGAGCGACTGCAAGACATCAGCGAGGAAGATGCCATCAGCGAGGGGATAAGAGGCAATGAGCACGAGTGGGTGAATTATGTGTATCCAGAAAACGGGCGATGTTTCTCCTCTGTAACGTCGTTTGCATCGCTGTGGGATAACATTTACGGAATTGGTGCGTGGGATAAGAACGATTGGGTATGGGTAATCGAATTTAAGAGGATTGAGCCATGAGCGTTACATCTATAGAATGGTGTGATATTACGATAAATCCAATTGTCGGATGCACAAAATGTTCGGAAGGGTGCCGCTCATGCTATGCCGAACGCTTCGCCGCGCGGTTAGCGAAGAACCCGAAGACGGCGGCGAAGTATGCTGGCGTGGTCGATGAAAATGGGAAGTGGACGGGGAAATTAAGCGCCCTTGATCTGTCTTGCTTTGACAAATTGCCCATGACGCCTAAGCGCATATTTGTCGGCAGCATGACTGATTTGTTCCACGAAAAGTCCAATTATGAGAACGTGGACAGAATATTCCTCGCTATGAATAGACATCCCGCACACACATTCCTAGTTTTGACAAAACGGCCTGAAAGGATGCGCAGATATATCACCTCGAGCCGCGATGGCGGCATTCGCCACCCCGACGACCCACCCTGGCCGCCGCTCAACCTCTGGATCGGCGTCACGGTCTGCGATCAAGAAGAGGCGGACGAAAAAATCCCCATCTTGCTGGCAACTCCGGCGGCAAAGCGCTTTGTCAGCATCGAGCCAATGCTTGGGCCCGTGGATTTGTTGCCATCCATATTTGATAGCTCATTACCATTGTTGGATTGGGTCATCTGCGGCGGCGAAACAGGCCCCAACGCCCGTCCGATGCACCCGGATTGGGTGCGAAGCCTGCGCGACCGGTGCCAAGCGGCTGGCGTTCCGTTTTTCTTCAAGGGTTGGGGAGATTGGCAAATCGCCAGTTTTGAAAACGGCCATTTCGACTACAACATGGAAAGGAACAAAGCTTTTTGGGTATTCCCGGATGGCGTGCAGCAAAAGCCATCCGGCATTCGCCATGGCTATGATGGCGGGAAACCGTGGGCGATGATTCGTGTCGGCAAGAAAACCGCTGGCCGCCTGCTTGATGGCCGCGAATGGAATGAGGTGCCGTAATGCTTGCCCGTAACAAGAACCGATATCTGTCGTATTGCGACACGAACGCGATGGTCGCGGAATCGGTTGCATACTTGCGTTCAAACGAACCTCCTGATGGATATTATGTCGGCTTCTCTGGCGGCAAGGATAGTATCGTGACTTTAGATTTGTGCCGTCGTGCCGGTATCAAGCACCAGGAATTTTATTCTTGTACCCGCATTGACCCGCCAGAATTGCAGCGATTCATTCAGGAGCGTTATCCGGAAGTTGTTTGGCTCTATCCAAAGGAAACATTTTACCAGGCAATCAGACACAAGGCTCCACCGCTACGCATGATTCGCTGGTGTTGCGACACGCTGAAAAAAGAACCAGGCCGCCAGTCACCATTGAAGTGCCGGGTAATGGGCATCCGCGCCGAAGAATCAACTCGGCGGGCCGCAAGGGGCCGAACAAGCACCTTCAAAAAACTCGGACAGACAATCTTCAAGCCGATTTTCTTTTGGAGCGAGTATCACGTTTGGGATTACATCGAATCGCACCAACTTTCCTATCCATCGCTATATGACCAAGGATTTTCCCGGATCGGCTGTGTGATCTGTCCTTTTATTATGGGCCGAGGGCCGGCGGCTGTGCGCCAGCGGGCGGAGTCACTGCGCCGTTGGCCTGGCATGTGGAAAGCGTTCGAGAAGGCGTGTCGGGATTGGTTTGAGTCGTTGCCGGATGACAAGGCACGAAGAAAAGAACCGACTTTCGAGTTGTATTGGAAACGATATTTGAATGGGTTTGAGGATTGAATACCGCTGAAAAAAAACATATCGCCATGCTCTTCCCCTCCTGGCTGCCGCCGTCTCTTGTCGCCCGCCTCGGCGGCAAGGTGCGAGTCCGCTTCCAGTTCAGTGAGGCCGAGCGCACGGTGTTGCGCAAACGCAAACCGGAGCGACCCAGCGATTGGGCCGAGCGCTGGCGCATCGTGAAAGATTCCAGCCTCCCCGGACGCTGGCAGAATATCTTCGCGCCCTATCTCGCACCCTTGATGGATGCTCTGCGCTTTCCCGGCGTCGAGATGGGCATCATCTGCAAATCGCCGCAAACCGGCGCGACTGAGGCGGCCCTCAACCTCTTGGGCCACGCCGCCGATCACGCGCCCGGCCCGGCCATGATCGTCTACGCCGACAAAGACACGGCCAAAGACATCAACCGCGACCGCATCCTGCCGATGTTCGAGGAATCACCGCGCCTGCGCCGCTATCTGCCTGGCCAGGTCGGCGACGAGTCGCACATCCGCATCAATCTGCGCCATATGCCGATCTTCCTCGGCTGGGCCGGGTCGGTATCGCGCCTCGGCTCGCGGCCCATCCGGCTGATGGTTTTGGATGAGATCGACAAATACCCGGAGAACAAAAAAGAGGCCTCCGCCGAGGCTCTGGCCGAAAAGCGCACGATCACCTGGCGGGGCCGCCGGATGATCATCAAGCTTTCGACACCGACTACCGAATCCGGCCCGATCTGGCAGGCCTTTAGCGAGGAAGCGCACGCCAAGTTCGATTGGCATGTCGTGTGCCCGGCCTGTGGCAAAATGCAGCTCATGCTTTTCGAGCGTATCCGCTGGCCAGAGGGTGAACGTGACCCGGAAAAGGTCTTGCAGGGCAAACTTGCCGTCTATCGCTGCGCCCACTGCGCCGCCGAGTGGGATGACACCATGCGCGACTTAGCCGTGCGCAAGGGCCAGTGGATCGAACGAAAATCCGGCCTCGACTTGTGGACGCATCTGGAGCTGCACCATCCCGGCAAGCTTGGTTTTCATATCCCGGCCTGGATTTCCTACTTCGTGTCGCTCTCCGAAGTCGCCCACGCCTTTCTGCGCCAAAAAAAGAGCGGGCGGCTGAAAGACCTGAAGGACTTCGAGAACCAATACTGCGCCCTGCCGTGGACGGAGCAACATGCCGAGCGGCAGGAAGACGCTATCCTCGCCCTCTGCGATGACCGTCCCCGTGGCCGCGTGCCAGGGCCGGTCGATGGCATTCCGCGCGTGGCCGCCCTCGTCGCCGGCATCGACACGCAGGCCAGCTACTTCCGCTATGTCATCCGCGCCTGGGGTTTCGGCGAGGCCGAGGAAAGCTGGCTCGTCCAGTGCGGCACTGCCCCGACCTTTGCCGCCCTTGACGATCTCTTGTGGAAGAGCGTCTACACCGATGTCGCGGGCAATGAATACCGCGTGCGGGCGGCGGTGATCGACGCCATGGGCAACCGCACCAAACAGGTCTATGCCTGGTGCGCCAAGCGGCCCCGTGTCATGGCCTACCAGGGCAAGCAGAACCAGGCGACGCCGATTGCCTATTCGCCAATCGAGTTCTTCCCGGATGACAAGGGCACGAAGATCAAAATCCCCGGCGGCATCCTCTTACGCCGTGTCGATACCACTTTTTTCAAGTCCGACCTATCGGAAAAGATTACCATCTCCCCCGGCGATCCGGGCAGCTTCTGGCTGCACGCCAATACAGGGATCAAAGGCCAGGAACCAGGCGTAGGGGCACAGCGTGCTGTGCCCGATTTGCCGAATACCGCGGTCACGGCACGCCGTGACCCTACGCCCGGTTTGCTGAACGAATACGCCAAGGAGATGTGCGCCGAGGTCTTCAACCCGGAAACTCTGGTCTGGGAAAACCCGAAGAGCCGGCCCAATCATTTCTGGGACTGCGAGGTGATGAGCCTGGTCGCGGCCTGGGAATTGGGTCTGCGCTATCGCCGGCCAGCATCCCAGGAGACAGGAGACAGGAAGCAGGTGCCAGGGAATAAAGGACAGGCGCCAGGGGCCAGGCGGTTGACCGCCGGCGAACGATTGGCGGCATTGCGCGAGAGGTGAAACATGCGAGATGACACGAAACTGAACTGGCAGCAGGCGTGCCGGTTGTTGGGGTGCAGCCGGTCACATTTTTATAACCTGATCAATAACGGCGACCTGCCCGCCGAGCGCAACGGTAGGATCAAAGGCGTCACCGTCCGCCGCGAGGATTGCGAGCGGTACTTGCGGCAATGGACGGATCGTGTATGTAAATAGACTTTTCGCTACCACCGAGTGGGGCTGGTGTGGGAAATTGTTAAACAGGTATATGAATATGCCCCTTGCTTTCTCCGCCGCGCTTTTGTAGCTTTTGCTTGGTGCCTAGAAAACACCTCAAGGCGGCGGCCAACCCGGTAGTTTGGCTTTTTTCACCCCTCGTTTTCGTGAGAGGGGCAGTAGCCTGCTTTATGCCGGGTGTGGCCGTTATGTCCAGGGTTCGCCTAAAGGCGGCCAGCAGTTCCTTGAGCTGTTTCTAGCACCCGGCATTTTTCTCTGCTAGAAAAAAACTCAAGGATTCCGCTATGCCTTCCCCACAACCAGCCGAACGGCTGGATCACATTGTCCCGGCGTTGCGCGACATCGCCCTTTGGGTGCGCGAGATGGGCGAGCGTTTCGGCAGCGAAGCGCTTCTCGACAGCATCCCATTTTCCTTGGAATGCCTGGCCGATGATCTTGCCGCCCGCGTCAAAAAGACGTAGCCGCAAATTTTTTGTCCACGAAGTCCACCACGTCCACCACGTCCACGACAAATCCGCCAGAACGGATACTGTCGGGGCATGGAAACCTACAAAGGATACAGCATCGCCGAGGCGCAAGCCGAGCTTGAGACCTGGAAGAAGGCGAAACACGCGGCGGCCACCGGCAAATCCTACACTATCGGCACCCGAACGCTTTCTCGCTATGATCTCGCCGAGATCAACCGCGAGATCGCTTTTTTCACCGACATCTGCGAGGCGCTGAGTTCGTCCCGCCGTGGCGGCCCGGTAAAAGTCCGAGCGAGGCAGGCGCGATGGTAGCCCAGCGCCGCCCCGTCCGCCTCGCCGTCGACGCCCAGCGCATCTCGCGCAACGCCGGGGCCTTTCGCGGCTCGCTGTTGAAATGGCGGGTGCCGGAAACTGTATCACTGGCCCATCAGGCCACCGAGCGTCAGACCGCGCAGAATCGCGCCGCCGATCTGTCCGTCAACGACTGGGCCGCCTCCTCGGCGATCAACTCGATCGCGCTGAACGCCGTCGGTACCGGCCTGCGCCCGCAATCCCGCATCAACGCCAAGCGCCTCGGCATCAGCCCGGATGCCGCCCATGAGCTGCAACACGACATCGAGACGTGGTGGCATGGATGGACGCCCTATGCCCATGTCCGCGGCCTGCTGCACTTTGAAGACATGCAGTTTCTTGGCCTGCGCACCATGCTGCGCGTTGGCGAACTGGTACATCTGCCGGTGATGTCCGACGATCCCTACCGCCCGCTGGGTCTGGCTATCCAGGATGTAGCGCCGCGCCGCCTGCGCACGCCGTTTGACCTGTCCACCAACCCGGCTATCGTCGATGGCGTCGAGATGTCGGCTTACGGGGCGCCGCAAGCCTACTGGATCGCCACGCCGCCTGCCAATTACGCGCCGGGTCTCGGACTGTCTATTCTACCCTCTGGTTTTTTCACGCGCGTGCCGGCCCGCGTCGGCCACCGTCCCGGCTGCTTCCACCTCTACCGCTACCTGGAAGATGAGCAGACGCGCGGCGAGTCGATCTTCTCGCCCGGCATCAACCTGTTCCGCCATCTGTCAGACAGCCTCGACAACGAACTGTTGGCCCAGGTGGTCACGGCATCTCTCGCCATGTTCGTCGCCCGCGAGGACGGCGACACCCGCCTGCCTGATTATGTCCGCGAAGAAAGGTCGGAGAAAGGCGAAGATGCGCATTTTTACGAGGAAGTTTCTCCGGGAACGGTCATGTACGGCAACCTGAACGAAAAGCCCTACGTGCTCGAATCGTCCCGCCCGTCACCGAACTTCGCTTCATTTTCCGAGTTCGTCTTGCGGGCCATGGCCGCCAGCGTCGATATGCCCTACGAGGTGATCTCGAAGGACTTTTCCAAAACCAATTACTCATCGGCGCGGGCGGCCCTCTTGGAAGCCTGGCGCGTCTTCAATCTGTACCGTGCCTGGCTGGTGCGTCACTACTGCCAGCCGATATTGCGCATGGTCATCGAGGAAGCCTGGCTGGCCGGCCTGTTGAAATTCCCTGCCGGCGCCCCCGATTTTTATGACGCCATCGATAGCTACTGCAATGCCATCTGGATCGGCCCGCCGCGCGGTTATGTCGATCCAGTGAAAGAGGTCACCGCCACCGTGATGGCGCTTGAAAACCGGCTGATGACCCATTCCGAGGCCATCGCCGAACGGGGCCGCGACTTCGAGGAGGTCATGGACGAGTTCGAGGAAGAAGATAAGCGTATGGCCTCTCTGGCGCCGATTCAGAAGACAGATGGCGGAGGACAGAAGACAGGCATCCAGAAACAGGCCCTTGTCCTTGTGAATGAAGAGGAGAAAACTCATGCCGCCTGAATACAGTCCTCTGTCCCCTGATACCTGTTACCTGCCCCCTGATCCGTCCGCGTTGGCCCCCACTGCCAACCCCCTCGGCGCGGGCGGCGGTGATGCCCATCCCGCCAGTGACTATTCGCTGCGGGATGGGGTTGCCGTTATCCAGAAAATGGAGGTGGCGGCATGAGCGAACAGCAATGTCATAGAGTGGTCGCCGCCCTATCTCGGCAGCCGTGGGCCATAACTCCGGACGGTCTTGAGCTGGTGCTTGGTATCGCGCAACGAAATATCAGCGACAAACAGGCCGTGCTGGCGGTGCCGGCAGAGCGGCGTGAGGGCGGCAAAGTGCGGAAGCGTGACGGTGTCGCCCTCATCTCGATCATGGGGCCAATCATTCCCCATGCCGATGGGTTTTCAAATATTTCCGGCGCCACCAGCATCGAAAGGCTTGGCCTGTCTTTTGGTGAGGCCGTTGCCGCGAGCGATGTCAAAGCCATCGTCTTGCATATCGACAGCCCAGGCGGCCAGGTTACGGGCACGCATGAACTTGCCGGGCAAATATTTGCCGCCCGCCAAGTCAAGCCGGTCACGGCATATGTCTCAGGCGTTGCCGGCAGCGCCGCCTACTGGCTGGCCAGCGCCGCGGCAAAAATCGTTGCCGATGAAACGGCCATCCTCGGCAGTATCGGCATAGTTTCGGCCTGGACGGATAACAAAGAGGCCCGCAAAACCGCCGGGCTTACCGATTATCAAGTTGTTTCCTCACAATCGCCCAACAAGCGCCTCGATCCAAGCAGCGATGCCGGTCGCGCCGCCTTGCAGCGGCTGCTTGACGAGACGGCGGATATTTTCATTGCCGATGTTGCCCGTAACCGGGGCAAGCGGGTGGCAACAGTGATTGACCAATTCGGCCAGGGCGGTGTGATGCTCGCCGCTGAGGCCATCAAAGTAGGCATGGCTGACGAAATAGGCAGCCTTGAGGACGTGATAGCCGCGCTGTCTGGTGCAGCGCCCAGAACTGGCCGGGCCGGACTCGATGCCCGAACAACCAAGGAGATACACATGACGAAAGAAGAACTGGCCGCCCAGCATCCGGACTTGCTGGCGCAAATCCAGGACGAGGCAAAAGCCGAGGCTAGAGACGCTGCTATCGTCGAAATTGGCGAGCGCGTAGCCGCCCACAACGATGCCTGCCTGGCGATGGTCAAAGCTGTCGCTGGCGATGCCGTCACCGCTCAGGTGAAAAGCCTGCTCGATAGCGGCTGTACCGCCGCCCAGATCGAGGCGCTGTTCCAGGTCACAGGCTACAGGCCACAGGGAACAGGGGATAACGCCTGTAACCCGTCACCTGACACCCGTGACCTGGACAGCCGCGCCGCGATTCTCGATGGGATTAAGAAGGCCACGCCCGCTGCGCTGGCCACGGGGAAGCTGCCCGCGCCGAATAATCCGATAGACGCGATCGTCGAGCGCATCGGCGCTATCGCTACCAAATAAGGAGGGATGCCATGCAGGAATTGGGAAGTTATCAGCGTAAAGCCTTTATCAAAGATCACCCGCCAGTGCTGGCGCGGCTCTTGATCGGCTCGACCGGCAGTGAATCGACGCTCTTGGCCGGCAGTGTTTTGGGCCTGAAAACAGCGGACGGCAAGCATTACGCCTACGTAGCAGCGAACCAGGCCGCCGCCATCCTGGCCGAAGACGTCATCGTGCCGGCCACGGGCGACATTTATGGCCTGGCCTATCTGCACGCCGCCGTCGTCGCCTCGGAGCTGATCTGGGCCGATGGCGTCAGCGCCACCGAACAAGAAACCGCCCTCGCCGCCCTGCGCGGCCAGGGCATCTACGCCAATGAGGCTTGAACATGGCTGATATTGATTACTTCGACCACCGCGTCCTGACCGGCGTCATCAACAAGCGCCCGCTGCAGAGCGACATCTTCGCCAGTTTCTTCCGCCGCAATCAACCGTCGGCGTCCGAACTGTTCGAGCTGCATGTGAAGACGCGCAACATCACCATGCTGCCGGCCATTTCCAACGCCGCGTCCGGCACCATGCGTTCCGGCGATGTGGTGACCGCCGGTGTCGTCAAGGCGCCGCGCTTCCGCCCGAAACGGGCCTTCATGGCCAGCGACCGTTTCAAAACTGCCGCTGGCGTCACTCCCTACGATCCGAATGAAAACTCCACCGAGCGGGCCATCGCCGAGGATATGGATTTGCACCGCGCCGAGATTGACTATGCCACCGAAATCATGTGCCAGCAGGCCATGGTCAAGGGCAAGGTTACCCTCTACGACCAGGTCGATGGCGGCAAGGCGGTGCCGCAGTTCACGGTCGATTACAAGCGCCCGGCGGAGCACACGGTGGCGCTGTCCGGCGGCGCCCTGTGGTCGGCTGCCGGCAGCGATCTGAATGGCCATGTCGAGGAATGGAGTCTGATGATTCAGCAAGAGACCAACGGCGCCCCAGGCACTGACCTGCTGTTGGGCAAGAATGCCTGGTCGGTCTTCCGCCGCCACGACGATGTCAGAAAGGAACTCGATAACCGGCATATCGACATCGGCGACCTGGCACCACGGGTGGCCAAAAAGTTGAAGGGCGTCTGGAACGGCCTGAACATCTGGACGATTTCGGGCAGCTACATCGATCTGAACGGTGTCGTCTGTCCGTTGCTGGATTCGAACTGCGCCCTACTGCTGACCAACCTGGCCGAATCGGTCATTGAGTTCGGCCTGCCGGTCGATCTCGAATGCGCCGGGCCGGTGGAGATTTTCGCCAAAGGGTTCGAGCAGAAAGACCCGTCCGGCATGTTCACCATCGCTGAATCCCGCCCGCTGGCCTGGACGAAACAGCCGGGCTGGACGGTTTACGCGCAAGTTGTGTGAGTGACAGAAAACAGAAGACGGAGGATAGGAAAACGTCATGGCAAAGATACAAGTTAGGTTGAAAGCGGTGCTGTACGACGGCAAAAACTATACCCCGCGCGGCACGGAACTCAGCATGGAGCAGGCCGAGGCCGAGCGTTTGGCCGCCGCCGGTATGGCCGAGTTGATACCAGGAGCCAGGGAACAGGTAACAGGTAACAGGAAACAGGTAACAGGAAACAGAAAACAAGTAACAGGCGCCAAAGGCCAGGAAGCGGATGCCAGTGACCTAAAACCCGACGCCAGCACCCTGGAACCTGACACCTGTGACCTGCCACCTGATGCCGAACTCGACCCGGACGAAATGTGAGTGCTATGCAGGTGCCAGGTTCCAGGGGTCAGGAAACAGGTAACAAGATACAGGGGTAAAAAATGAAATCGAAAATACTGGTTGTTTTCTGTCACCTGATCCCTGTTACCTGGATCCTGAATGGCTGCGCCGGCAAGACCACCTATGTCGCACCCAACGGCATCACCTATAAGGTAGATGCCGAAACGGCCAGGATGATGACGATCCGCGATATGGATGAGGAGCGCATCAAGGCGATTACCAAGGCCATGGAAACGGCGACAGCGGAAGGCCGCGGCTACCTGGCCGTAATCATGGCCCTGCGCCCGGCGCCGACGATCGAGCGCGAGCGTACTTGGGACGAGCGTCTCTTTCCCTGGGTGCAGGCGTTCCTGCCGTGGTGGATGACCTATCATTCTTCAAGCGTCGGCGGCGATGGCTCGGTCGCGGTTTCGGGGACAGGAAATTCCGTGAATTACATCCGCGACGTTCGCGGCTCGACTGTGGCGCCTGGTGTGTCGATGAGTACTTCACCATCTTGGGCAATGGCTACTGGCAATGGCGTGTCTGGCGGCGGGGTGTTCACTCGCGATACTACGGATGATCACAGCGACGATCATTCAACACCAGCACCGGAAGTGACGCCATGAGCCAAGAATTAAAGAAAATAGCGATGCCAATTGTCAGGCCGGTGCCGCTGAAAACGCGCGACCAAGGTTGGTGGACGCGCACCAAAGCCTGGCTGTGGGCCGCCCGCGTTTGGGAAGTGACCGAAGATTACGTCTACCAGCCAGAAGGATTGCCCGCCCTGCTCATCCCAGCGGGATTTATGACTGATTTCGCCTCCAGCCCGCGCTTATTTTGGGGGATAGGAATGGATCCGGCGGGCATCCTGCTGATTCCCAGTCTGTTCCACGACTTCGCCTACCGCCATGACTTTTATCTCGATGCCGATGGCAACCGGATTCTGGAGGGCCAAGGCAAGCGTTTCCACGACCGCCTACTGCAGCAAATCAGTGCCGAAGTGAACGGCATGGCCGCGCCGGGCTGGTTGGCTATTGCGGCGCTGGATGTATGTGGATGGCCGGCTTGGTGGGCCGCTTGCAAACGACGTACCGGCGAGATTGATTTGCTTGGCGAGTACGCTGATAGATAGCGTAATTAGGTGATGGAAAACGATATTATGCTTTCTGATTGTATCGCCGCCGTAGCGGTTACCGCCGAGAGCGGATTGGTCTTGTCAAAGCTGGATGAAATAGATCGTTTAGGCGAGGACGTAGTTGACTTATATCCGTTTATTTTGCATTCGATTTCGCAGATTAATATATGGATTATCATAATTTTTTTAATGCTGATCAGCGATGCCTTTTCCCACTTGTGGGCCGGGATCGTCCATCAAGAAGACCATCTAAAGTTAAGCTCGTTCGTTCGCGGAATTATGGCAAAGAGCGTGACTTATTTTTCATTCATTGTCGGTAGCGTTTTTTTCTCGATGACATGGCATAACGGCGCTGATCGTTTGCGTATAGAAGGGTGGACAATAGGTGTCATTTTTTTGATTGAGGCATTGTCCATTTTGGCAAATATTCTCAAATGCCATGGCGTTTATCTCTATTTCCCGTCGATATTAACCGCGATTGCCGGAAAATTAGGAATACGCATACAGTTCCGAACGATGGCACGGCGTAAAGAAGATAAAAACAATGTTCCTGGAGCAAAAGATGAACCCGATCATTAAATTAACCGACGTCGATAAATTTTGGCTGGCGCTGAACGCCTACCACGAGGCGCGTGGCGAGTCCGCCGACGGTATCCGAGCGGTGATCCACGTTGCGCTGAACCGCGCCGCAAAACGCAAGCAATCGGTGTTCCAGGTTGTCACCGCGCCGAAGCAGTTTTCCTGGACGATTGGCGACGCCTGGCCAATCATCAAGGATAACAACGCCTTAGGGCGTATTTACGCGCTGTTTCCTCAGGTCGAGGCCGAGCGCGACAAGGCGGCGGCGACGGGAACTCTGCCGGTGAGTGGCGCCGACCACTACTACGCGCCGAAAGGTATGCCCGGCGGCAAGCCTCCGAGTTGGGCGGCGACGATGAAGTTCGTCCAGCAGATCGGCGGCCACCGCTTTTACGTCGCGTGAAGCCATGAGCGCATTTCGTGACACACTGGCCGCCGATTTGGACGCCGTTTTTCTCAACATAGAGGAATTCGGCGAGGAAATCGTCTTGAACGGCCAGCGGCTGATTGCCATCGTCGATGAGAGCGGCCAGTACGCGGAGAAAAACCGAAGCGGCGCCTTCGATCGCACATCCGATATTGATATTCCGCAACAGATAAAGGTTATACGCATCGCCAAAAGAGGCCTGGCCGCGCCGCTGGTCATAGATCGCCCTGTCATCTTGGATGGCGAGCCGTGGCTCACCACCAATATCCAAGAGGAAGATGGATTGTTGGTCGTGACGTTGCTGGCCGATTTTTCCGTTCTGCTGGCGCAGGCGGGCGAGGATGTGCTGTGGAACAACGAGGACAAGCGGTGTTTCCGCCGCGACACTTTCGCTATCAAAGCCGAACTGTACAACAATTATGTCCACCGCTGCCGGTATTGGTTTGCCGCGGGCGATATTGAGCCGCCGCTGGTGAATTCAGAAGTCGAAGTGAACGGCACGGTATGGATGGTCGAGGAAGTGATTGGCGACCACCGCCGCATCTGTGTTTGTCTGGTACGCGACCGGAGTTGATGAGTTATGGAACTACAGGTTGAAATTTCCGAAAAAGATATTGTGCCCATGCTGATAGGTGTGGAATCGACAGTCGTCCGCGCCCGCGTCTCGGCCTTCAGGAAAACGGGCAGCCGCATACAGACATCTGTAAGGCGTGGCCTGGCGGCGCGATTCCAGGCGCCGCAGAAAGCCTTCGCCTCCCGCATCCGGATCAAGAAATTAGAGAAGGACAGTCAGGAATTGGTGGTTTGGATCGGCACCAAACCGTTTTCGCTTTTCCGGTTGGGCAAGGTTCAGGCTTACGGAACGCCAGGGCGCAGCGGCGGCGTCGATGCGGGCCGCTACCGCTACGAAGGCGCGTTCCTGAAAAAAGTGTTTGGCCACCGCGAAAACGTCTGGATTCGCGCGAGATCGAAATATTTCAACCCGGAAATATTCCCAGGCAAGCCGGTTGGGAAAGGCGCTTCCATGGGCGACAAACGGTTTCCGGTGGTGAAAGCCACCGTGTCATGGCGCCGGAAGGCGGAAGATTTGGCCAATGCGGAACTGCCGCAATACCGCGCCTGGTTCAAACAGTATTTCGCGCATGATTTCCAATATTTTTCCTCTTTGGCAGCTAAATGATAACCGAACTTCGCGACGCCATATGCGCCAAGCTTGAATCGTTAGGCTCGCTCGGTGGGGTCGAAAGATACTTTGGCGGCGCGGCAGCCGCGAAGAAATTGCCGGTGGCGGTGGTGTTCCTGGCGACAGACGAGGAAGTAAACCATGACGTCCCGGCGTCATCATGCCGGCGATTGACGTGGGAAATCTATATCATAGCCAACGCCACGCCCGCGCCTGGCAAACCGGAAATTGGCGCGGTTCTCGATGAATGCCGCAACGCCTTCATCGGCTGGAATCCGGCCAAAGCGGGCATGTTGCGAAGCAAAGGGCCTAACATCAGGCTTGACGGGCAAGAGGGAGCGTCTTTGATCTATGTCTTGAGCGTTGAGACTGTGGTGTATCCGCTCGCTTTCGCTCTATAATTCTAACAATGAGGTATTGTCATGGCCCAGTACAACGGTGAAGGAACAGTCTATTTTCAGAATATCGACGAAAACATGCGGCCTGTTGGCGGCTGGCGCGATGTCGGCAGTGCCTATCCTTTTACCCTGCAAACATCCACCGAGGTGGCCAAGCATATCAGCCGCCGCGCCGACGGCAGCGCCGGGCAGACGCTGGCTACCTTGGTGGCGCCGGGTAAAGATGGCGTGACTGGGGCTATGACACTCTACGATTTCAAGGCGGAAAATCTCGCCGTGGCCTTATCCGGCGCCGTCAAACCCATGGCCGCCGCAGTCACGCCGCTCACCGACGAGGATTTCACCATGCCGGAGACGGTGGGTGAATACCTTGACCTTGGCACCGGCAAATTGACCGGCGCCGTCACCGTCAGCATGGATTCCACGGTGCTGACGCCAGGCGTCGATTACCGGATCGAGGAAAAACTGGGTATGATCGCGGCGCTTGCCGGCGGGGCGCTCGCTGTGGGCGGCGAAGCCATCACCGTATCGGCCACGCCCGCCAAAACAACCGGCCTGCAAATGATCCAGATAGCTGCCCAGCTTCAGAAACGGGTCGGCGTCAAGATTGCCCTAAATAATAAAGTCACCGGCCAGACCCACGCGGTGGTGCTGCATCGCGTGGTCTTGTCCGCCAAAAAAGACGTCCCCTTTATCTCATCGGACGGCCAGGCGTTCGAGTCCATCGATTTGGAACTTTCGGCGGAGACGCCAGCGGGCATGAATTCGCCGGGTTACATCGACGGTGTGCCTCTCTGAGGACGGGAGACAGGCGCCAGGAGACAGGAAACAGGAAACAGGCGCCCGTGACCTAGCACCTGAAGCGCCGGGGAGAGACATGGCCATTACCATTAGCGACGGCACAACCACCATTAACCTGCCGCCCGATTTGCTGTGGCAGGATGAGCTGTGGTCGCCGGTAGCGCAGAGCGCCGAGTACAGCATCGCTGGGGCGCTGATGGTGCAAACCGGCCTCATGCGGGCCGGGCGGCCCATAACCCTGACTGGCGATACCAGCACATGCTGGATCGAGCGCGAGACGCTCTTGGCGCTCATGGCATATGCGGCGGCCCCCGGCCAGGTCTTTACTCTCGCCATGCACGGCGAAGAGTACCGCGTCATCATGCGGCACCAGGACGTCGCCATCGAGGCCGAGCCGGTGCCGGTTGGGCTGGTTGTCCCGCTGCCGGACGGCCAGATGTACAACAATTTCATACTGCGCTTGATGGCGGTGTGATGCAATCAATAAAAACGAGGGGAAATGAAATGAAGAGCATCGCCATCGGTAATCACGGAACCATCAATATCCACACCATGAATGTGAAAGAGGTTGGGGAAGTGATGCGCGGGCTGAACAATTACCAGCCGACCGGCGCCGATCTGATCGCGCAGTTCGACACCGACATCATGTTGCCGGAAACCGCTGTGCTTCTGGCGACCGGCCTCACCGCTGACGAACTGGGCGCCTGGCTGCCGGAGGATATTCCGGCCCTGTGGCGGGCGGTGGCCGAGGAAAATGATTTTTTATTGCGGACGCTGCGCAAACGCCTGGGCGGCAGTCAGGCGCCGGGAGACAGGAAACAGGTGTCGGTGCCCTAATGCGGGCTGTCTGTTTCCTGGCAAGAAACGGCTACGGCGCCGGTATCATCGACTGGCCGTGGCCGTGGTTTATGGCGGCGCTCGAAGAGGCGTCAGCGGCCAAATAGCGAAAGAAACAACACAATCGCGGCGAGGACGATAGAAACCGCGCCCATCCAGGCTATTTGTATGAAGGCATAAAAGCCAAAGCCATTGCCGCTGGCCAGGATAGCAACCGGCCAGCACAAGAAAGCCAAGAACAATATTCCTTTTGCCAACTCCCATAAGGCCATGGACGATTCCTCCCTTAAAATCAATATAAGCGTTGAGGACAAAGAAATAAAGTCCGGCTTGAAGTCGGTGATGGCCGACTTCAAGGCCCTAAAAAGCGACATTAACAAGAACTTAGAAAATGTCACTGGCCTGAAAACTCTGGAAAACGCTCTGGCCGCGACGGGTAAAGCGCTGGACGATGCCAAGCAAAAATTTACCAGTTTCCGCGAGGTCGAAACTTTATCCCAGCAATTCGAGGCGCAATCCGCCGCCGTCGAAACGGCGCGGGCCGCGCTCGAAAAAGCGGGCGTCGATACCGGCGACCTGGTCGCGGCACAAACCGCGCTGCGCCAACGCTTGGCCGATTCCACCAAAGAATTTCAAAGCATGGCCGATGTCGCCGGCAGCCGGGATTTTCTTGGCCTGAAGGCGCACAAGGACATTCAGGCGCAGATTGAAAAAACCAAACAGGCGTATCAGATACTGACCGACTCGCAGACACTCACGGCCAAAGAGCAGGCGCAAGCCTATAAGGCAATGAGTGACCGCATCGCCAACCTGAAGACGCAAACCAATGGCTGGGCTGACTCCCTCAAGCAGGCCAGGGTGGCCATTCTCGCCGCTTCCGGCGCCTTTGCCGCTTTCGGTAGCGGGATGAAGAAAGCCATTCAGGGCGCGATCGGGGACGAATCCGCCTTCTCCGGCATCAAAAAGGTGACCGCCGGGACGCCGGAACAGTTTGCCGCCCTGTCCAATGAAATTGTCAAAATGACGCGGACGATTCCTGGTGGTGTCGCTGGCCTGTCTAAATTCGCTGAAGCTGGCGGCAAGATTGGCTTGCCGGTTGACGAGATCGCCCGCTTCACCGAAAAGGCGGCCAAGATGGGCCGCGCCTTCAATATGCCCGCCGAAGAAATCGGTGCGGCGGTTGGCGGTATGCAGGCCTCGCTGCGGACAACGACGGATGAGACCGCGGCCCTCGGCGATACCATCTTGGCCCTCAGCAAAGGCATGGGCGCCACCGGCGGCGATCTGATCAAAGTAATGACCGGCATTGCCGGATCCGCGAAATCGTTTGGCTTGGCCCACGACAATGCCGCCGCCCTCGCCGCCGCCATGCTCGATCTTGGCCGGGCGCCGGAAGAGGCGACCACCGCCATCAATAACCTCTTGTCGAGGCTGCAAAGCGCCAACGTGCAGGCGCCTAAATTTAAAGACGCCCTGGCACAAATCGGCGTCGGCGCCGCCCAAATGGCGGCGCTGGTCGCCGACAACCCGCAAAAGGCCATCAATACGTTGCTCGAAGCGCTGGCCAAACTCGACGGCCCGGCGCGTGCGGAAGCGCTGACCGAGATTTTTGGCCCGAAGCGCCAGGGCGATATTGCCATATTGGTCAATGGCCTCGACGCCTACCAGAAGGCATTAGCCATCGCCGCCGACAAGGAAGACAATCTCGGCGGCGTTGACCGCGCCTTTGCCGCCAGCTCCAAAGGCACCACAACACAACTCGACCTGCTCAAAAACGGCCTGCAAGAAATCAGCAACAGTATTGGCCGGCTTTTTACACCGGGGATCAATCAGGCGGCGGGAGAATTAAAGGAACTTGCCAATGCCGTCGCCGATTTCATCAAAGAATATCCCAACTTGACGCGGGGCATCGTCCTGGCTACTGGCGCGCTGTCCCTGGCCGCGGTCGCCTGGACGGCGCATAAGGCCATATACCTCGCCTTCCCCGGCCTCATCGGGCCGGTTGTCAGCGGCTTCAGAAATATATCGACGGCGGCGGCTGGGATGGGTGCCGCCATCAATAGTTTGGTGGCGCCCTCTGGCGGCGGCGCGACCATCAAAGACGTCCTCATCCGAATACGGGCCGGCTTTTCCTCGATCCCCGGCGCCGTGATCGCCGGCGTCACCAAAACCGACAGCGCTGTCGCTGGTTTTTTCACCAGGATGAAGACAACCGCCGCCGACACCGCGAATAGTTTCAAGAGCAAGATGTCCAGCGCCATCAGTGCCACCGGCGAGGCATTCCGCAATCCGGGTGCCGCCGCCAGCGCTTTTGGCACAAAGATGAAGACGGTGGCCGATAGCGCCGTCACCGGCGCCGGCAACATGGCCAAGGCCATCGGCGCCATCCGCCTGCCGGTAGAATCGCTGAGCCATGCCCTCGGCGCGCTCAGCCTGCTGTGGACAGCCTGGGAGGTTGGTCAAGAGATCGGCGCCGTCTTGGAAAAATGGCTATCGCAATTCGATTGGTTCAAGCAGGCGATGAACCGGGGTATCTATGAAATATCCATGGGCTGGGCCAACCTGAAGATGCTGTGGGCGGAGTTGTGGCGTGACAACGAGGCTATTCAGCGGGTCAACGCCCAGATGCGGGAAATTCAACTCGCCTATCAGGCGGGTCTCGAAGAGCTTGGCAAAAAAAAGAAGGACTCAGCCGCCGAGCGGCTGGCGGCGGAAAAACAGGCCAGCGCGGAATGGAAAAAGACCATCGCTGAGACCTGCGCCGACATCGAGAAGTCCTGGGCCGCGAGCGCCGACAAACAGAAACAAACCGTCGGAATCGCTGTCAAGCAGTCCTCGATGATACTCTTTGTTCGGGACAGGCCAAGGATAAAAAAGAAAAAAATGAGGAACTTCCCCAAAAATTTCAAAAGCTT